TAGCACTATGTGCGTTTCTTCGTTGCAATCAACTGCATCCTGGTCAATTGCGGGGTAACCAATTACGAACGTTAACGGCGCTTTCAAGCATCGTCCTCTCCTGTTATTCAAGCACCGCCTTCCTTGCCGTAGTTTCGTCTGTCCTCTCAGCCTAAGCCTTCGGCGAAAACAAACATCTTGCGACCAATATAGTCTGGTCGTTTAAATAGCTTTCAAAAGCTCTTCAATCTATGGTCGTAACCAAAGATAGTGTACAACCTTCCATCTATTAAGTTATCCACACCACCAGCTTCGGGCCACTTACTTTTAACCATGATAGCTGAGATAACCATTCGATAGGTTGGTCTTTCGGGTAAACCGTTAACTCAGAAGGAACCAAGAAAGTGGATAGTTTTATCTTCTGGTTTAAAACAATGCGACTTATCAGTACTGATGATCATACCAAAGTCATCTTTACATACTCGCGCAATAGATTCAAGATCAATAGGTCGATCTGATAATATAACGGAATCGTCACCATGAACGTAAATGTTAGATACGTGATGGCGTTGTTTAGTCTTGAACAATGAATAGTTTAAAACTAGAAGGTTAGTGAAACTACCCAATACATTAGTAAAATAAGAACCACTGATCATACCTCTTTTGCGATGTATCGTGTTTCATCTCGGATGATAGATAAGCCCGGTAATGGCATAGGAAACTACGTTTCCCCACAGTGTGATCGCCCACAAGGGCAAACTAAACATCGAAAATCACATATCGAATACAGTCAAAAGGACGTAAGAAGGTATGGTTTGGTCAAACTTACTGAAATCAACACAAGTCACGTGTGATCCGTAGCTACGTTGAGCTAGTTGTGAGAGTTCAGACTGCGTGTAACCGGAAACCACGCTGCTACTTCTATTTGTTAAGAAGTAGTTTACAATGTCGAAACCAACGATAATCTCAGCAATGGTATGAATGAACGGAGGACAGTAAACCTGACGCATCTTTAGCTTGCCACTGTCGTTGGGTGCAGTCCGTGTGAAAACGGCGACTGGGATCGACAATCATTCAGAGATACTTACACTTCCTGACTTCGTCAGTCTACGATATAGCGTGTCGACTTGATCTCTTAATTTATCCTTCTTTTGTAATGAAGGAAGACCAGCTGAGCTGGAATACCTAATGCTAGACTTGAGTGACTCAAGTGACGATGTCTTGAAGCTAGGTTGAGTGGCTCCGAATGCCATTGCATATGTGCACGAAACCGACGCGAACAGAGTAGATAAATCGATGTGTGAATGGACTTCGTCCACCAAGTTAACTTGTGCATCGTTGAAAGTTTTGTCGATCGTGTGTGGATCGTTTACTTGTTCGAAATTGTCGTTAACATCCCCGATGTTTGCCAGTGATGCATCATCGCACAAGATGTGCGTGATCGGACGAAACTGATGAACAGGGTGGAGATTGTTCAGCCTGTCATCGATAAATTTCGTAGATGTAAAGCGAAAGCTTTGAAATTTAGATTGATACGTTTTCAATCTTTGAATGCGATCTGAATGTTTATTCAGTACTGTACGCGCGAGTTTTGTTCCCCCTCCAACTCTAGGGGTTGAGGCGGTAGATGCTGGCCTTATATTTAAAGAGAAATTTTCTCTTGTAAAATTTTGAAATTTG